TAGTAAAGGCATCGTCAAGTTCCTACCGTGGAAGCACCTCTACTTGGTTGTGCAGACGGTCGAGGGGCACACCCGCATCGTCATCCTGAAGGCGCGGCAGATAGGTATATCCTGGCTCATGGCCGGTATCGGCCTCCATACCGCTCTGTTCAAGCCTGGCTCCGCTGTCCTCTTCTTCTCCCGCCGTGAGGCAGAGGCCATCGAGATGAAGGAGCGCGCCAAGTTTATGTGGCGCAACCTTCCCGACTGGATGCGGCAGCCTATAGGCAAGGACAATGACGAGCTTCTGACGTTCCCCGTCATGGACTCGAAGATTCAGTCCTTCCCCGCAGTCGAGGGTTCGGGACGTTCCGAGTCCGCTACGCTCCTCGTCCTGGACGAGTGGGCATACCACCGCTATGCCGAGGAAATCTACTCTGCTACACTGCCTGCGGTCGAGCACGGTACACTCATCGGCGTCTCTACTGCCAATGGCATGGGCAACCTCTTCGCTAATATCTACTGGGAGGCACGCCGAGGAGAGAATAGCTTCGTGCCTATCTTCTTCCCTTATGACGTATTACCTGGGCGTAACGAGGAGTGGTGGAACACCCAGAAGAGTGACAAGCCGCTCTACCTCGCTCTCCAGGAGTACCCGAAGGAAGAGGCCGACGCTTTTATGGTTGCAGGAACCTGCATGTTCTCTGCCGAGCGGCTTCATGAGGCGACTACCTTTGATGCTGACCGTAGGATAGGTCAGGCTGAAATCTACAACGAGTACGACCCGACGCACTCGTACATGGCGGGGGTGGACACCGCGCTCGGCGTCGCGGGCGGCGATTTCTCGTGCTGCCACATTATCGACGAGTTCACCGGCGACCTGGCGGCACGCCTCCGCGCCCGCATTCCGCTTGACCAGTTCGTCGATAACCTCTACCAACTCCTGGTTACCTACGGCGAGCCGTTCGTCACCATCGAGGAGCAGCCCCAGGGCCGGTACGTGGCGAAAGGTCTCATTGACAGGAAATACAAGAAGCACCGCCTATACCATCAGACGAAGGATAACCCTACCTGGCGCTCTACCGAAACGCTCCGGCACGAGGTACTGGCTGAGCTTGAGGAGGCTATTCGTACCAAGCAGTACCACATCCACTGCAAGGAGACCGTGTCGGAGTTTCTCCAGTTCGGATACAACGCTGAGAAGCGGAAGTTCGAGGCACTCTCCGGTCACGACGACGAGGTCATCGCCTCGGCGCTGGCGTGGCATGGCAAGGTGGCTGGCCCCATCAAGCTGAATGACTTCACCCCGAAGTCCTACATTGGCGGGACAAGCGGCATCGTGACTGTGGACGATGTAGACTGGAGCAATCCCGACCCGTTTGAGGGCCTGACTGTAGTGGAGTGTCCGGTCTGTGAAGGCGAGCGTTTTGTAGACAACGAGCCATGTCACCTGTGTGACGGCTTGGGCCGCGTTATGGTGAAGGCTAATAACGAGGGGTACGAGATACTGGTAGATGCCGAAAGGTGACCCGCTATCCCATAATGACCCCGTACTCACGTTTCTATCGCACTTCTGGCGCTGCTTGCTGGACGACCTGCGCGGTGAGGGCGTACCCACGAACGAGCTACCGTCTAAACTACGTGGACTGCCGTACCGCGAAAAGGTTAGAATTGAGAGAGAGAGATACATGCAAGAAGCCCGCCAGTTCCTCACCAGTGATGACTTCGTCTGGTGGGCGCGCTTGTCTAACTTCGACGCCGGTACTATGCGTGCCAGACTACTTGGGAGGTCGAAATGGCGACGACCATCGACGAACTGAATAAGCTCAAAGCGGACATGGAGCAGTACTACTCCGATGTTGTAAAGCAGTACGAGGAGGACGAGAAGTTCTACGGGTTGGATTTCGCGGAACTGCTCCGACTCCCCCGCAAGTTCCGCAGGGACGCCGTCATTCTGCCTACAGCACGCGAGATAGTGGACACCGCTACTGACCATATCGCGCCAGTCTACCGGCGCGTCACCGTTCCACGCCGTGCCGCGACTCCCCCCGCCACCGAACAGTCACAGCTACTTCAGCGCTTCTATGAGGCTGTCCTGACCTGGCTGGAGCAGCGGCCCGCTGTATCCCCATACCGAAGCGGGGGGAAGCACCTCACGCTGTACGGGACATCGGTATGGAAACTGATGTTTGACCACAGACTCCTGACACCTGACGTACCGAAGCGGGAGCAGTACGAGTCCGACGAGGAGTTCGAGGAGGCCAAGGCAGATTATAACCTGATGCGGACGACAACACTGCCGTTTACACTCCACGTCCTGCACCCGACCGAAGTCTACCTCGACCCCTTCAACGACCCTCCAGAGTGGGGAATGCAGGTCTACTCGCGGTACGCCCGCGACATCAAGGCTAAGTACCCGTACTGGAGGAACCCGAAGAATCTGTCTGATTTCAAGGAAGCGGACTGTATTGAGTGGTGGGACAGCAAGTCCCGCGCTCTGATTGTCAGCGGCGAGCCTGCGCTTCAGGAGGGTGTTGTAGAGCACGACTGGGGCACACACCCGTATATCCAGGGCGCGTCTGGCTACGGTCTGGATGGTAGAGAGCATCGACCGGAGACTATGTTCGTCGGGATGCTCCGCTACCTGAAGCAAGTGCTGGTATCCGAGTCCCGCGCGTTCTCAATCTCAGACGTTGTGCTCAAGTCGGGAGCGTGGCCTATCCGTATCGCTCAGGGTGAACGCGCCAACGAAGTGTCCACCATGAGACCTGTCTACGGGGAAATCCAGCCCGTCCCGCCAGGAGTTGAAATCAAAGACCTGAGTCCCGTTCTTCCTCCTGGGATGCTGATGCAGTTCATGCAGGTTGTCAACCACGTCATCTCCAATGCTTCTGCTCCGCGTGTCGTGCAGGGTCTCCATCAGCCTGGCATTTCGTCTGGCTTCGACCGGCAGCTTGCCCTTGGTCAGGCACGGCTTCGGTACGGCTCGCTGGCTGAGTCGATGGAGAAGATGCTCGGTGAACTTTGCCGCAAGGCGGGCATCATGTTTGAGTCACTGAAGCTCGGCCCCGTTTCTCTTGCAGCGGCAGCGCAGCAGGACGAGTTCAAGAGCATAACCTGGAAGACCTTCAAGGGTCATCACGCTGTCTCTGTCAAGATAAACGTGTTGGAGCCGGAGGACGAAGTTCGGAAGCATCAGGACGCCATCAGTCTGGTGGCCGGTGGGCTGATGTCACCGCAGACCGCTATCCGCAAGTACTTCCCTGATGTTGACCCTGAAAGCGAGATTGGACGCATCGTCGCTGCGCGGATACTGTTCAGCGGCGAGCTTATCGGTCTGCTTTCCCAGGCAGCCTTGCAGAAGATTGCTGGAAATCTGGGTCTGGAGGAAATCGTCGAGCAGATTATGGCGAATGTCAGTCAGCAGGAGCGACGCGCTCCAGCGCCGGAGGAAGTCGTACCGGAGCCACGGACGGAAGGTAGTAGAGCGGCGCAGGCCGAGGAGCGTACGCTGGCGCTTAGGGAACAGGGACAATGAACAGGCTATTGGACTTCGTGGCCGCTGAAATTGTCCAGATGGTCGGCGGCTCTATAGACGAGGTTGTCAATCAAGTCGCGCAGGGGGGCGAGGAGACCTTGCTACGACGGCTCCGCAAGAACTATGATAACCTATCTATAGAGGACATAACCGCCATACAGCAAGCAGCGGGACACCAGATGGGTGAGCAGAAGCCGTGCAAGGTGTGCCGCCTCCTGGCTCAGGAAGAGTTCAAGAGGGCGGAGGATTAGTCATGCCTGATTGGTTGAGTCCGAACTCTCTGACGAACGAAGACCTCATCTGGCTTATCCGTAGTGGAACGATAACGCCGAGCCAGGCGGCTGACATAATCATACACCGCGAGAAGATGCGCCGAAAGCCCCGCCAGGGATTCTTTGGCTGGTTGTGGCGGCTATTCGGTTGGGGGAGGTAGCCAATGCCTAACGGAGACCTTGAGAATCTGTCCAACCAGGAACTGGTTCAGCTTATTCGGGAAGGGCAACTGACGCCGGATGATGCCGCGACTATCATACAGTCGCGCGGCAAGGCGAAACGCAATCCCATCCTGGACTGGCTGAGTCAGCAGTTCAATCCGGCTGACCCACGAGGATGGCAGAAGATTGGCCCTGTAACCGTGAGTATGCCTGTGCTCACGAAGTCGTTGGCCCTGCTCGGCCTCGCTGGTGGTGGCGTCGGTGCAGTAGGCACCAGGGCTGCCGCTTTGCCAGGTGTAGGGCGCGCTATTAGTGCAGTGTCGCGGATACCTGGCGTAGCACGCGCAGCCCCCGCAATAGGGCGCGCAGTTACGGCTCCTGGCCTCGGCCCGCGTGCTGGACGTGTAGCAGGCGCGTTCGCCCTTCCACTATTCGCCAGTGCTGCTACTCCACAAGAGGGCGCGGCTGTGGCCACGTTTGCCCCACCTACAATAGAGGAGCGGACGGCAAAGGCTATCGAAGCTATGAAGACAGCCGTGACCGAAGTGACGCCAGAAGAGGAGGAGGAGAAAGAGAAGGAGGCCACCAGTATCGAGCCTATACACGACCCGATAACCGGCGAGCTACTGGGCAGGCTGTTTACATTTCCCGACGGCACCTACGACTTCATGCCTGCTGGTACTAGCCAGGCAGCTATAGCCAAGGCGCGCGCGGAAGAGGCGGAGGTAGCACATCAGCGCGCGCTGGAGTTGCTTGAGAAGCAGCAGGCCGCTGCGCGCCAAAGCGCTTTCGCTGGTGCTGCCGCACAGCTTCTTGCGGCGCAGCAAGAGATATTCGCGTCGCCTGGTTCTCGCCTCCGATACCTGGCAGCCCAGGCGCGGGGGGAAGCACCATCACTGGAGGATATGCTAGGGCAACTCGCCACGCTGTTCGGGATTTCGACGGAGGACATACCGGAGCTTCCAGGACAGGTCACGAAGCAGACTACGTACGAGCCGAGTGAGGCTCTGCGGCGGATGTTCGGCCTTGAGGGCGGCCCCATCGACCTGGGAGCGCCTCCGAGTCAGCTTACGCAAGTTCCAACCTATGGCGAGCTTTCGCAGCTAACGCCGGAAGAAAGAGAGGAACTTGACGCTCTGACCGAGGTTCTATTCGGTCAGCGTCTCGGTGCAGTAGAACGAACAGCGCGCGCACTCGCGCCTCCTGATGTCGGTAGACCCGCCGCTAGGGTCACCGCTCGATAGGAGAACTTATGCCAGACCCACAGGTTGCTGAGTTCGCTCGGCAGTATAACCTGCTACGAAGGGCGGAAGACCGAGAAGAAGCAAAGCGCTGGTTTGCGGACATACTTTTCGAGCGCGGCCCTGGAGCGAGCCAGCTTTTCGCGGAGACTTCTGCGGCTATAGGCGAGGACATGACCCCATACATGTCTCCGTCGCCTACTATAGCGCCCGTTCCCCCCGCCGAAGCTCGCCGTGCGCTTGGCGAGGCGGTTGAGGATGTCCCTTGGTATCGGCGTACGCTAGCCAATATCGCGGGGGGACTCGACTGGTGGCAGAAGAAGGCCGTTGAGCCATCGGCTGCCATTGCTATGGCTACCATCTTCAAGATGCTGCCTGGTAAGCAGGAGTTCGAGGTTAGGCTAGAGGACGCCATCGCTAAGGCTCGCAGCCAAGAAGTCCTCAAGGGCAGTACTCTAAACGTCATCGAGCAGATACAGGCGGCAGGCGAGGCTTATCGCCAGACAGATACTCCTTGGGGTCTCAAGGGGTTCCTGGAGATTGTATTCGACCCGCTGAATGTGTGGGGCTTCGGCCTTCCGGCTAAACTTGGAAAGGCCATCCCCGCAATCAAGCCGATTATGCTTCCCCTGACTATCATCGAGGAAGCGCCTACGGCAGTAGTGAAGAAGATAATCTCCGGCGGGAAGTATCTTGGCGTGCAGACGCTCAAGCGCGTACCTCTGGTGAAGGAGCTTGTCAAGCCGCACTGGTCAACTCAGGTGAAGGATGCCTTCCGCCGGAGCTATCAGGCTCTGTCGGATACGTTCGGTGCTGCCAAGTTCGTGGACGGCACACCTGCCGATACCGCTGAGGTGCTGTCCAATCTGACGCGATTCCCCGATGACGCGGGGCCGTACTCGCTTAGGAACCTGCTCAACCATCTTGGCGAGAACATGACTGATGTCCAGTACGCTCGCTTCTCGGAGAACCTGATGAATATGACTCCAAAGCAGGCGACTGAGGCGGTCTCTGCACTCGTCGCCAAGTACGAGCGTCAGTCCATCCTCAAAGGCGGGAAGCTCGTGGCCGGTAAGGTCGCCGAGCCGCTGACGGCTCGCCGTGTAAAGGCAGTCAAGTCTGTGTTCACAGCTATGGCTATAGACGAGAAGAGCGCTACAGCCGTGGCCGAGGCCATTGACAATCATATCTACGGGTGGATTGATAATGTCTACCTACGTAAGATTGAGCCGCAGCTTGTCCGGCCTTGGGCGTTGGCTAACCTCGCGTTCGCTGGCTTCGGCCCAATGAACCTAGTTGAGGACATTGCGATGTCCACTTTGGGCATGAACGCTCTGGGTAAACTTGGCATCGCAGACAACGAGTTCGCAGCCATTATCTCTGGCCTCCCCGTACCGGAGCACCTCCTCGGTGCCGAGGACAAGATGCGGGGCATGATAGATGTGATGCTGGATGTCTACCGCCGGAGCACTCCGAAGGGGCCGGTGGCCAAAATCGCGGACTTCGTTGCTGAGTGGACAATACGCAAGTCGTCCCGTGCAGGGTGGGCAGTCCGTCGCGCTGCGTGGGTGAACCGTTACTGGAAGGAGTTTTACAAGGCTCTTGAAGACATCGGTGTCAGCGCAGCGGACGTGGACGCGATGCGGACGTTTATACGCACTGAGTTCCCAGAAGGCCTTGAATCTGTGCGAGAAGAGGTCACATCGAAGCTCTGGGCTATGATGTCCACCGGCGACCCCGCGCAGATTCAAGCTCTGAAGGAGACCTTGTCATCTGTCCGGCTGACACAGAAGGCTCAGGCGGCTATCCTCCAGGAGTTCCCGAATCTACCGCCCGAAGTGCGGCGCGAGTTCCTCAACCAGCTTTGGAAGGGCGGGGGGATAGACCGAAACACCGCCGAGGACTTGTTCCAGAGGATGCAGGAGCGTCTACTGGAGTGGCACCAGTATACCAGTGACGGTATCAAGGCCAACTTCGAGCCGTTTATACGTGCTCTGGGAGACCGCCCACCGAAGACTGCGTCTGAAGCTCTGGGTATGATGCGGATGGCGCAGCACGCCACCGATACCCTGGCTGAACTGCCCCGCGAGATACGGGCACACTATCGCGCACGGACGCGGATGGTTGCTCCGCAGAATCGTGCGGAGATATGGGAGGAGTCCCTGCGGGTCATCGACGAAGACCTGGGCGCGCTCCGCAAGAGCTATGACGAGGCGATGGACAAACTCAAGCCTCATCTCCAGCGGTTGCTGCCCGACGCTCACCCGACGCCAGCCGTGAAGGAATCTGTACGTCGGTCGATTGACGAGATATTCGCAGGATACAAAGCTGTCGGTGATAACCTCGACGAGACCTGGAAGCGCTACCGGCAAGCCGTCCATGACCACTTCGATGCGATACCGGCTAAAGACCGTGACTCAGCCTTCTGGCTCGACTTCGAGTCTCTGGGTGACGAGATATGGAGTGCCGAGAAGGACTTCCGGTACGAGATGGCGAACCGCGCTCGTACTGGGTGGAACTCCCTCTTCGACAATATGCCTCCGAATGTGTCGGTGAAAGACCGCGAGTTCCTGCGGAGCGGACTGAGGAGTGCGCTCGATGACGCCGAGTTCCGTCTAAACGACCTACGAGCCGACGCTCAGTCTATCCAGGAGCTACTGGCGGTTGCGCCGGAATCACAGCAGGCCAGGCTGATGCAGCGCCTCGAACGTATCAATGAGTCCATCGCTGTAGCCGCCACGCACCGGAAGAGCCTCATCGCCAAGATGGAGCGCTACTCGAAAGTTAGACGGCAGAACGTTCCGGCTGAGCTACGACAGTTTGACACTGACATCCGGCGCGCGAAGGCAGCGCTCAAGAACGCCCGTGAGATGGCACCCGACCAGGTTGTCTATTGGGAAGAGCAGATAGATGCGCTTACCAAGGCCCGCGAGGATGCCTTCGAGCGGTCGCTACCTGCTTTCGCCAAACCGGAGTGGGACGCCTTGAAGACGCAGCGGGACGAGCTTGCACAGAGGCTGGGCGCTGAGACTGTCGAGGCCAACCGGAAGGTAATCAACCGCGACCTTCGCAGAGTCCAGGCTAGCCTCAAGCGCTTCCGCCAGCGTATCGAGCGGGGAGACGTTTGGGCCGAGCAACAGCGCGCGATGGGTACGACCGAGCAGCTACTTACACAGAATGCTGCTGAGGTCATCCGTATATCTGGTGGCGTTCCACCGAGTACAGTAGACGACGTGGTCGAAGCAGTCGCTCGGCTTGCCGATGATGGGTTTCCCCCCGCCGTCGAGCTTTCCGAGAAGATGGAGTCGGCCCTGACCCAGTTCTCAAAGCAACTGTCAGACGAGGCGACAGAGAAGTACACGCTTGTTCACTACGGCAAGGCAGATATATCGGAGCTTGACCCTGCGTTCCACGGCACAGGTTATACCGACGAAGCCATGCGCCGGAAGCAGGCATATCCTGAGAAGTTCGTTGACCGGACGTACTACTACCTGGCCGATACCCCGACCGAGGCTAGAGTAGTTGGCCAGGCGCAGACAAAGTACGTCGTCGAGATACCGAAGGAACGGCTGTACGACTTCAACCGCGACCCCGAAGGCATCATTGAGGCGGCAAGGGGCCAGCGCTCGTATGTGGCACCTACAGGTGTCACGCGTGTACGTACTGAGGCTGAGATACTGACCAACGCCGAAGCCGCTGTCAAAGAGGCTGGTTATGCGGGCTACATAACCGAACAGCCTGATGGTCGCCATCTAGCCGTTGTCTTTGAGAAGACCAAGCCTGTGGCTACGGTCACTAAGAAAGTAGGCACAGTCAGCAAGTCGGTCAGCAAGAAGACTGTTGACTATACTAACGCTGAGCAGGGTGGCTCGTTCACATGGGACGGGAAGAACGTAGTTGACCTGGCGAAGGAAGGTAAAGTAGGTCGCTACTTCGTCGGCGCGTATCCCGAACGTAGCTGGAGCGGCCCGCTTGCTGAGTTCACTCCTGAGAAGCTGCAATCGTGGGCGCAGGGGAACAAAGACCTGCTGTCCGTGCCGGAGAACTTCGTGGGCACGTGGATTGACGAGGACATAGTGTACCTCGATGTCTCGAAAGCAGTGAGCCGCTTCGATGACGCGATGCGTCTTGGTGCGGCACGTAACCAGGATTCGATATTCGACGCAGTGTCTGGCCAGGCGATGAAAGTGGAGGCCCCGCCGGTTCCTGTCGTCGCTGAGCGCCAGGAGCTATTCGAGCAGCTTTACACGAAGACCATTGAGATGGCTGAGCGCCCCGCTCTGACGCCAACGCAGCTTACCACTCTGCGTGAGGCTATGACTAAGGACATCATGCCGACGAAGGCAGTTGTCAATCTCGTAAACGACGGCTACCTTGAAGCTCCGATGAAACTTAGAGGTGGACGCTGGCGCGTGCAGATAACAGACAAGGGCCGTGAAGCGCTGGAGCTACGGGCTGGTGAGCTTGTCTCGCCAGAAGACCTCCTCGCTGACTTGCCTGAGCCAGTGCGCGTCTTCGAGACCGCTCTTGAAGCGCATACTAACGACCTGCGCCAGATTGTAGACAAGGCTGTAGCGCTTGCCGATAGTCCGCCGCTTCCGGCTGGTCAGACTGCAAAGCTCGGCGCATACATCGACTCAGTGGCTAGACAGTTTGAGCGGCACGGCGATTTCATGGCCAAGGCGAAGAGTGCGCGGCTGACCGCTGCCGACCGCACCAACGCAGCGTACAACGACTTCTTCGTGAACTACGACGACCGCTCGACATTCGACTACATCATGCAGCGACTCATGCCGTTCTGGATGTACGAATCGCGCCGGTGGCCGCGTCTTATCAAGCTGGCTGCCAAGCGCCCTGTCTTGGGCAAGTACTATACCGGTCTGATGACTGACTGGGAGTACGGCTACACACCGACTGCGGGGGGATACGAGTTCAATCCGGCGAAGGGCACCATCATGTCCGGTCTGCGCCGCCTACTCATGCGGGACTTCCCTGAGTACCAGAGTGACTTTCGCGGTCACATCGAGAACGCTTTCGATTGGCTTGCGCGTGGTGGCTTCTATTTCGCTCCACCCATTACCGCCGCCGTGTCCATCCTCCAAGGCGAGCCTGCTTCGGTTCTCCCCCCGCCTATTAGCTTGGCGCTCCACGGCTTGGCGGCGAGTGGTGTTGACCTTCCGGCTGGTCTTGAGGACTTCGCGTTCAGTTCCAGGTACATGCAATACACGATTGACCAGGTCATCGCTGACAAGTTCGCAAAGAGTCCGCAAGAAGTCAGGCGGCTCGCCGATGCTGGTGACGATGAAGCGGTGGCGATGATTGCTGTGGCGCAGCGGGAAGCTGCCAAGATTCAGATTATCCTGAATCAAGCGTCGGTGCTTCGATACAGGCCGGAGACTAAGCGCGAGTTCATACAGAATAGCAACGATGCTGCTCAGGAAATCCTGGGTCTCGGCCCCGAAGACATGAAGACGCTCAAGCGGTTGGGCATATCAGCGTATGAGATTATCCCCGTGTCGCGGTTCCAGCGCGAGGCGATGCGTGAGATGATTCCGAACTATGAAGCGTGGGTCAGCGCTTCGGTCGCTCTACGTCCCCTCGAAGAGCAGAAGATGATACGGAAGATTGACTCGTTCTGGGCCGAGATGGAAAACGCTCAGTCTACATTCGAGGCGAAGGTCAACGATGTGTCACGTCGGTGGGAGAGCGGCGAGATTAGTGGCTCAGATGCGCGCGACGAGTACAGCCGCCTCCAGCAGGAGCGAGCCGCCGTCGTCGATAACCTGAAGGCGCAGGCTCAGTACACGGATGTGCCTATTACGATGCAGGAGCGGACTGCTTATGTCAAGCGGTTCAACAAAGCACCCCAGTTGGTACATCCAGTGGACGAGTTGTTGGAGATGTACTACACTATCACGCCGGACAAGTTCGTTGACCCGCTAAGCGGTGGCACGGACTGGCAAGCATTCTTCGAGACGCGAGAGGCGCTACTTGCCAATGCGCCGGAGCCGATACAGTCAATTGCCCGCGACGCTCTAAAGAAATCACGGACACCGCTGGAGCTTGAGCTTCGGCTTGCCGCTCCGTACATCCGAGCGTACTATGCTATACGCACACAGGTGTTCCAGCAGTTGCCGGTAGCTGAGCAGGCTGCTTATGAGGAGTACCGGAGGCTGGTGCTTCTCAGCAAGATGGCTACTGATGCGAAGACGGAGGAGTATTACAAACGGCAGGCTATCGAGATTTCTGCTAGGATACCGAACGTGCGGATAGCAGAGTCTCAGGTTNNNGTTGCTCCGGCAGCAGTTCCGTGAATCTGACGAGAAGATGGAGCGCGCCTATCAGATGTTCATTAGTCGTGCTGACATAACACTTGCTGAGTCAAGGCGTCGAAGAATATTCCAGCAACCTACTGGGTTCCAGCCGCTCCGTCCCTTGTCTGGACTGTAATAGGGCACATTCCGTAAACTGGATTATAGAAGGAGGCATCATGTCTGACGAAAAGACCACTGGTGAAACTGGAGAACCGACACAGGAGAACGTTACCAACCAAGACGCCCCACAGACCTACGACGAGGCTACCGTCCAGAGGCTCATCGCAGAGGCCAAGCAGGAAGGCAAGACTGAATCTTGGAGGCATTGGCAAAGCCTGGCCGACAAAGCTGTGAGCAGCGTCGCTGCCGAGAAAGCCAACCTACAGAAGCAACTCGATGAGTTGAAGGCGCGCCAGTTGGAGGGTATGACGCCAGAGCAACGCCAAGCGGCCATGTTGGAGGCAATCTACGAGCGGTTGCAGACCGGAGGTGGGCAAGCTACGGCACCTATCCCCGCTACGCCACCGCCAGATTCCACGTCTGGCCCGCAGGATGAC